AGTAACCGTGTTGACGCCGGCGATGGTCAGCTTGAACAGCAGCACGTAAAGCTCAGCTGTAAACGCGGACAGCGGGATGGCTGCGCCGTAGAAGCCTGTCTGGTTATCCTGCTTCGTTAAGGGGTACTCATTCACGAAGCTAAGCGAACCATCAGCTTGGCTCACACTGTAAACCCGAACCACCGCCGAGCTGGGATCCGTGGCTGCGCCTGTGCTGTCCACGCATGCCACCGCCACGTGAATATACGCTGTGCCCTGCTTCACAATAATCATTCAACTTCAACCTTCAAAACGCCCGGCATACCGCGTACTTTAGCTGCAACCGAATCAAGTTTGCTGCTGTCGAAATCCTCCGGCAGCATCATGACCGCCCGGGTTTCCGGGCCTTTCAGATATATTATTATTTTCTTCAGGTTTTGCACACACCCATTCTCGCTTCCACCTTTCCCCCGATTCCTCCGCTGACCGCGGAAACAGCGACGTACAGCCAGCGGCCCATGTAGCTCAATGAAGCGTCATTGATAATGTAGTCGCCCCAAGTTCCATAGCAGCGACCCTGCAATTGAACAACGTGACTCCCAGGTCCAACATTGTTTACGGTGACCCCCTCGCTGATCTTGCCGTAGCCGTAGCCGTCGTTGGGCACATCGTACGGTCCTGCCACTACTGCCCCATCCAGCAGAACGCGTATTTGCCCCATGCTGGGAGAGTATGTTCCGACGATGTAGGCGATTGCGAAATCTATTGCGAGATCGGTTGTTTGCGATGTGCTGAAATTTATTATCATCTCGTTCCATGTGCACCAGCCCTGGTAAGGCTGAATCATGTGGTAGCTGGTTCCTGTGGCCTTGTAAAGGGTCGTCAAGCCATATCACCTAGGGGGTGCTGCTGCTACCCACCGTCGGATGATGGCTTTTCCGAAAAACTCCACCCAGACAAGTATGCCCGCGGTGGCAGCCCAAGCGTAAGCCTCATCGTAGGATAATCCGGATCCACCGGCAACCCCGCCGACGATCACGCCGATCAACAGCGTCAACACGAATTTTTTAGGATCGAAATTCTCAGGCTTCTCGTTCTTGAAGTAGCCCAATAATGCGGTGATTAAGCCGATCACCAGCCCCGCGAAAACACCCATTACGACAGTTGCATAATCGCTCATGCCTTCTTCACCTCCGCAGTTTCTTCAGGCTCCTTATCCCACAGCTCCCAACCGAACTTTACCGCATTTTTGCGAAATTCTTCAGGCCTAATCAGCCCCAGCTCAGCGGCTTTAAGCATGTCCGCTACCAAAATCTCAGGGGTTTCCGGCGTACCCCAATTTAAACGGGCGTGCGCCTGTGCGGGGTCAAATCCAGCTTCCGCGATAACTAAACTCCAAAGTTTTTCCACCTCCCGCTTGATAAGCCGTTGCATTGCAAAAATCACTGGCTCGTGCAACTCGATGGCGCCACGGATTGAAGCTTCAGTGAAGCCTGGGGTGGTTAACGCTTTAGCCAAAGGCGTTTCGAGGCCCAAATAGTTCTGGTTCATGATGTGGTCCACGATGTAGCTGAACCCTGCTCGCGGATCGATAGGCGCAGATTTTATGTCTCCGTCCTGTCCACTAAAAACGAATCGTGCACCCTCCTTTGGACGCGACTTTAACAGTGCCTTAAGATTCGCCGCGTCCTCCGCTTTTGCTTTGGGCAGAATCCACAGCTGATCCGGCCCGGCGTATTTTTGGTGGATGTCAATGCTCTGCTGCTCAATTTTCCATTTCATCGCTAAGTAGGATTCTCGAGCCGTCCCGTGGATGTTTGCTTCGTCGAGTAGGCTGTGGATTACGCCGTAGCCGAAGGGTGAATTGTTTACGGGGTTCCAGCGGAGATGCACCACGCGTTCAGGGTTAAGCTGTCCCCCGCCCCAGCTGGATCTGAGATTGTAACTTTTCACTTGATTATGAATTTTGATCTGCGGGTGCAGATAGGCTAGCTCGATGCTTTCTATGGCGGTTAGGGGTATCGGCTTTATGGGCCGCTCGGAATCTGAAACTGTTTTGTTTTCCAAGTCTCCTATTAGCCAGAAATGGTTTCCCGTGGCCACGACTTCAATTGCGGCCACGATTAGTATAGCGTCCAGGTTGGCTTTCTCGTTAAACTTATCGACAACTTCACCCACATCGTCAGCTTTCTCATATTCCGGGTTAACAGTATGATAGAAGCCCTTTCCAACTGCGGCGAACGCCAGCTCGTGCACCGCGGCTTTGCACGCCGGATCTGCGAAATAAGCTGCCAGCACATCGCTGAAGGGAATCGGGGGCTGAACCCTCGCGGCGGGGGGTTCAAGAAGCTTTCCAGCCTCTGCTAGGCTATGTAAGGTTTCTCGGAAGGATGTGCGCGACGGTCCTTCGCTGGCGGATATGCCGAGGGGGCTGGGGAATAACGCCTCACGTATCTTCCGGAGGAAACTCATGTTGAAACCTCTGTTTTTCACGGAGAATCTTAACGATAAAGTTGTTTCGAGAACGGGATTCAGCTTTCGCCTGAGCCTCCAGCCACTCCGCGAGATCGGGAGGCACGCTTATGCTGAAACGTTTAAACTGCTTCAAACTTCCTCTAATTTAAAATTTTAGTGTATTTTAACTTAAGCATTTTTGTGCAAAATACACAAATACGTTTATTTTCATCCGAAAAGCCTTTTTTAAGTAGATTAAGCTAATTGGAGCCTAAATCTTGCCCCGTCACGAAGATTTTGAGAAAATCCTTCAGCAAATGATAAAGCAATATGGCGCGGAGAAAGGCGAGCAGGTTTACTACGCATGGCTGAAAAAACATGGTTACGATGACACCAAACCGATGCCGAAAAAAGAATCCTCACCTGTCCCTTGGCGCGGATCCATCAGCATTGAAGGCAAAAAAGTCGTGGGGCAGGCGCTCCACCCCATCAAAACATACCACCCCAACGAGTGGCCTCAAGTCAGAGTTTATTTAGAGGAAGAGTTAAAGAAAAGCGCCGGAACCTTAACCGGTAAACCCTTCGGCATAGATCACCTTTACCTTCTCCCCGAGCCGAACCGGATCACACGGGCATGGTGGGAAAACGACGCAATAAACTTTGAGGGCGAAGTTGACGATCAAATCGCGCAAATGATCAGTAAGAACGAAATTAAAGGCGTAAGCGTCGAGTACGATTGGGATGTTCTGCAGAAAGCGAACGGCGTAGCGCCGAGAGGCATCGAGTTCACAAGCTTACACTTTCTCAAAAACTTTGAGCCGGGAGATCCCGACGCATACGTGAAAGTTCTGGAAGGCGTGATAAAAAAGCTGAAAGAGCGTACAGCACCCGGGCCTCAAGATTTCATTTTGTATCCGATCCGCGATTTATCCGCATTCATGCCCGAGCACTTCCAAGCCAACTGGGTGGATCAAAACCTAGGCATCCAAGCGCTTTACAGCCGCCTGATCGAAAGCCCAGCAAGCATTCAGCCCTTCGCTCTGCTATTCATGAAGGCTTCAGGCTGGACTCCGCAGAAAATTGACGCTTGGCTCGCGGATCATCCGCAGTATTCACGGGCAAGTTTAGCTCCCCAGCCGGTGGGCGTCCAACCGGCGCCACCGAAAGTGACAGTAACCATTCAAACTGAAGGGGTTGAAAAAAATCTGGGTGAAAAAGCTTCAGAGAAACAAGAAACAGAAAAACCGCTACAAGAGTCCGAATGGGACACCAAGTACATAAACGATCTGCCGGACTTCGCCTTCGCGGTCATCAGCAAAGGCGGGGAAAAAGACGAAGAAGGTAAAACCGTGCCGCGAACTTTGCGCCATCTGCCGCATCATAAGGCCGACGGCTCTTTAGACCTTCCGCATTTAAGAAACGCGTTGGCAAGACTTCCGCAGACGCACCTAACTGATGAGGAAAAAGCCGAAGCTAAACGTCATCTGTGCGCCCACGCAAAAGAAACGGATATTATTAGCGAGGTTTGCGGCGAAAAAGAGGCGGGCAAACCGTCAACTCCGCCAACTTTGCCGAACGCTTTAATTAACCCTCAAGGTCCACTGGGCAACGACGTGATCAGCAGAAAAGAAGTGGTAAAAATGTTGGAAGCAATAATTCCCCCACCGCAGATAGTTTTCAGCCACGGGCAAACTGGCGGCTTCAAACGGCTCGTGGAAAACATCTTGAAAGTTAAACGGGAAATCGAGAAGGAGGCACAACGCTAGTGGGCCCAGCGAAAATCCGCGAAGTTCTCGCCAAATTCCAGCCGCCTCTCACAGTTGAGCAGGTGAACCAAATCGCAGTCGAATTGAACAAAATTTTAGAAATCGAAACCCAAAAAATTCGCAATTCCCAGTCACAAAAAAGTGACGCACCGACAGAACAAAAACTGACGGTGCAAGAAAGCAAGAAAGGAGAATATCGAAATGGCAGATCTTTATCCCGCTCTAGCTTTGGGAGACTGCCTCGATGAATCTCAAGCGCACATTGAAACTTTTAAATGCGCATCAGCCGTGACTAAAGGGCAGGTTGTAGTTTTCAACACCCACACCGCGGGGGAACTTCCCAGCGTCTCAACTGCAGGCGCAGCAGCCGGCAACTGCCTCGGCGTAGCGTTGAAAAGCGGCGCTGCAGGTGAATATATTCCCGTTTTAGTTCGCGGAGTCGTCAAGGTCACCGCATCCGGAGCGATCACAGGTGGCACTCCAGTCGTCTCAGGCGCGTCGGGCACGGTGGCAGCCTTGGGCGCAAATACATTTGAAAAGGTGATTGGTCGCGCGCTGCAAACTTTCGCCGACACAGACACAGGACTGGTTCTGATTGATTGTGAGGGAGCCTAAAATGACCACGCTCAAGGAAGCGGTAATGAAGGATCCCGAACTCGGCGAAGCGGTGTGGAACGAATACATCACCAAAGCCACCCACAACCCGGTTTACAAAAAACTGTTGAAAGAAGGCTTGTACAGCGACATCGCCGGCGCCCTGGGCGCAGTGCAAGACGCCGTCTGGGCAGCCGCCTACCCGAACATGGTCAGCCGCGAGATAATCAAAGTCATCCCCACAAAAAACGCGTTGGAGCGGTTTCCGAAGGAGATTAGAGCTTACGCCTGGGAGGGTGAAGGCCCAGCTAAAGGCACAGGCGGCCGGGTGGAGACGCAGGACGTCAAGGCGAACATCGAGATCACCAGCAAAAAAGAGTGGACTGAAAGCTTCGTGGAAGACGCGAGTTGGGATGTGCTCCGATGGCAGATTGAGAGCATAGGCAAAGCCATTGCACGCTACGAAACTGAGAAAGTTATCGCAGCGTACAAGGCGAACGAGGGCGGCGACGCCGGCTCCGTGGACGTCGGGGCCAACGCGGTCACGTGGGCCAATATATGCGATGTCGTCGGCTTGGTGGAGGCGCAGGACTTTCACCCGAACGTCTTCGTACTACACCCTAAACTTTTCCAAGATCTAATGAAGCTGGACCAATTCGTTAACAGCCTGTACCGTCCCACAGAAAGCATGAGAAAGGGAATGGTTTACCACACCACACTCGACATCAACTTCATCAGCAGCAGCCTATGCACCTTCACATCCGGCGGCGCCAACTCCACCTACGGCTACTGCATTGACACCAACGCCGCAGGGGTCCTGCTGGTCCGGCGAGATTTGACCACAAAGCCCTACGAGGACCCGGGGCGAAACATGCACGGCGTAATAGGCACCGCGCGGATAGGTGTCGGCATTCTGCGACCTACGGCGGTTGCGCGGTTGAGAGGAACGAGAACGTAAACTTAACTCCCCTGAAGAAACTGCGAAACCCATCTCTCTTTTTTGGTTGGGATAAACTTGAGCACACCTTGGGGCCGCTACGAGGAAGCCTACAAGGCGATTCATAACGCTATAGTTAGCGGGATCACTAAGCCGCCGGAGGGCAGGAAAATTACGAAAATAGGCTTCTGGGAGGACGCTAACGGCAACATAAAATACATTAAATATTACGATGGCGCGACGCTGCTTTTCACGTTGGAGTTCAGCAACGCCGGTGCCGCTTCATCTGAAACTTGGAGCATAACGCGGGCGTGATAAAAATGGTTAAGTGCCCTCGGTGCGGTTGCGATGTGGCTGATTGGGATATGCCTAAACATCAGCAGGAATGTGGCGGATGAAAACAGGATACGCGGAGGGAACATGCCCGGTTTGCGGTAAAAAAATCCGTCGACGCAGACCGGCGGATGTTGCGGTGTGCGACTGCTGGGAATACTGCCCTATCGACGGCAAGAAGATGGAGCCTTACACGCCTGACTTAACACCTTCTCGATATGAGACGGAAAGAGGGTTAGACGTGATCATGTGGCATAACAGTCCCGGCGACCACAAGGAGCCATATTACTCGAAGCAGAGGCCGGTGGAGGTAAGGTTGACTTGAAAGATCAGGAGCGCGATGTTCTGCGGAAAACCATCTTGCAACTGGTGGCGCAAGGATGCGTACACTACACCGATATCGAGAAAAAAGTTGTTGCCACCTGTATGCCTTTCGCAACCAGCAACACGTTCAAGGCGCAGTTTTACGATTACCTGCTCGCCAGCGGCTACGTGGAACGAGTATCTCGAGGCGTCTACACGATCACGGAGAAGGGGAAAAAACTCTTAGAAATTCTATCTTAGTTTTTTTCGCCAAAATAAGTTAAATTACGCTTTTACCTAAGGCGCAATTGATAAGCTTTGGCAAGCGTTTCAGCTGACGATGTGAGAGATGTAATTAACATAACTGCAATGGACATTGATGACGCTAAAATTACGAAGATGATTGCCCGCGCCGTCGCAACCCTTGAAGGCGAACTTGATAGAGAGATAGATTACAGCGATTGCACCGAGCTGGAGAAAGAGTTCATCACGGTTCTGGCAGCCATTTACGCTATTTGCTATTTAACCGGCGGATCGGCGGTTGGCTTAAACTTCTCGGCGGGAAGTTACTCGGAGAGCCTAGCGGGCAATCTGCCCTCGCTCACGGTTCTTCAAGCCGAGCTGGAGCGGATCCTTGCCAAGCTGAAGGGCTCCTATCTCGGTAGCGCTTAACTGTTTCACCTTCGCGCCACCCGGATGTCAGAGCCGGGAAGAGTGCGGTTAGCATGGTGCATAAACGTTCTTTCCAAGTTTTAGAGCGTCAGCGGATGTGGCGTGAGGCCTTCTACGACTCTGTGAGGGCGGAGGTTACAGCACTTAATACTTATCCGATGCTTGACATTCGCAGAGGCGAAGTGCTCAAGCAGGCCCTAAGCTACGTTAACCCTTCTCTTCTTAAACCTTCTCAAGAAAATTTCCCCTCGAATTATGTTAAAGATTACCTGCGCTGGTGGTTTAAAGCCAAATGAGGAGGTGCTTAGTTCCAATTATCGGCGGCAAATCCTACATGGTTAACACACTTCTACCCCTAATTCCGCCGCATAAAATTTACTGCGAAGTCTTCGGAGGCGGCGGTAGCCTCCTGCTCAATAAACCGCAAAGTGAAATTGAGGTTTACAATGACATCGACGGTCGGCTTGTCAATTTATTCATGGTTCTCCGCGATCACAGCGCAGAATTTCAGAGGCGCCTAGCAGGGTTACCTTACAGTCGCAAACTGTTCGATGAGTGGCGCGCTGCACTAGAGCGAGGCGATGCAGAGGATGACCCTATTGAGAAGGCTGTACAACTCTACTATTGTTTACGCGCTGGTTTTAGTGGTAAGCTAAAAAGTTTAAATTGGGCCGTTAGGCGAAGCCACAGCTCTCCATTGCGTTTTAAAAACGCGTTAGCAGCCTTGCCTGCAATCGCTAAGCGGCTGCAACTTGTAAACTTCGAGTGCTCGGACTTCCGGCGGTGCATACGCAACTGGGACAGCGAACAAACCTTTTTCTTTCTTGATCCGCCGTACATGGGGTGCGAGAGCTACTACCCCGGCAATTTCAGCTTGAAAGACCACGAAGATTTACGTGAAATGCTAGGCAAAACCGAGGGCAGATGGCTACTAACTTACGGCGATCACCCGTGGATACGAGAGAAATACCGCGGTTACAATATACAGGTGAAGCTCACGGCGAAATTGGCGCAGGGCTTCACGCGGTTTCAGCACCGTGATAAGCGAAGCTACTTGAGCAACCTTATAATAACAAACTACACGCCACCGGTGAAAGTTCCGCGCAGATATCTGCTCACGCCTATCACGCTTTTCGGGTATGAAAAATGTTGAAGGAAGTTAAACTTAAGCAGCTTAAGGTTGGCGACTTAATTTGGGTGCGCTGGTATGATCACAGTGAAAGCAGAGCGCCCATATCCAACCGCAAAGCCGATTACGACACGCCAATTTATGTAATTGGCATCTATCTCGGCACATCCGGTCAGCGAAAAGAGGTAGCCCTTATCGCCAAGGAAAAGCTGCCTCTAGGATACTGGCAAACAGACAACATTCTGATCGAGGGGATTGATAAGATCTGGCTTGTTAAACCGAGCTTCCTGAACGAAGTCTGCCCTGGCGCTTTAAAAAAAACCCGTAAATTCGTTACCGCCGAGCCACACTACAGCAAACGTGTTAAAGCTCTTTCAATCTGCACGGTTTAGGTGCATTTTTAATGCGCCGAGCTTGGAAACCAAGCGAAGAACGCCAATTAATCGAGCAATTCAAAAAAGGAGGCTGCAGAAAAGACGACATCGCCAGACTTGCCCGGATATTTAACCGTTCGCCGGAAGCGGTCTTAAAAAAGCTTCAAAGGCTCGGTTTGAATGTCGTCGCCGGAAAATTCGACGTGACTGCGACTTTTGAGCGACCGAGCGCCCTGCCCAGTCTGGAGGAGGCGCTGAAAATCGTGGCGGGTGCGCTTGAGAAGGCCACGGAGCCAGGGCTTGCGAAAACTGAGCTTCAGAGGCTTGAGGTAATTGCGGCGCTTTATAGGGCGTATGAAAGCGGGCTTGAAAAATATGTTAACTACCGTGCAATAGAGCAGAAGCTGATAGAGCTCGAGGAGAAATATGCGCAACTTACAAGCAGTAGCAAAAAAGCCGAGGGCCATGAGGCCGGGGGAGATTCTCCCCCGATGGTTTCAGGTTCAGCGCAGTGAGCGCATAATCGACGCGGAGGAAGTTACGAAGGCTAAAAAGCTGAGCGCTGAACCGGTGGAGTTCTTCCGCCAGGTTGTGGGCTTCGAACCAACGAAGTATCAAGTTGAGTTCATTAGGCTATTCCAAGAGAATCAGTTTTTGGCTGCACGGTGGGCCCGTCAAAGCGGAAAAACGTGGATAGTTTCTGCACTGCTGCTTTGGTATGCGGTCACGAATCCGGATAGCTATATAGCGGTTGTCGGCCCAAGCTGGCGCCAGTCGAAACTGATCATCAGAAGAATAGCGTATTTCCTTAAGAAACTTCCACCCGGTATGGTTTTAAAACCCATGAAAACCGCAATACGATTTTCCAACGGAGCGCTTATCGAAGCGTTTCCGAACAACCCCGACACAATTAGGGGACCAACTTTAAACTTGGTTTACGTCGACGAGTTTAATTTCGTCCGGGACGACGAGGACCTGTACGATGCTATCCTTTTCACGATCAGCACAACGAACGGTAAATTTCTTTGTACTTCAACACCTTGGACCACCGACTCGGTTTTTTACAGAATCTTCAACTCTAAAGACTACGCCGACTTCGCTAGGAGCCATGTAACATGGGAGCAAGCGTTAGAGCCAAACGGCCCCCTAAAAAAAGACATTCTGGAAAAAATTCGCAAACAGTTCGCGGAGGACCCCTGGCGTTGGAAGCGGGAGATGGAGGCCGAATGGGCGGAGGACGAAACCACATGGCTCTCGCAAAGTCTGATAACTAAATGCATCGCAAGCGAGCAGGATATTTGGAGCGAGGAAAGTTCACGGGAAGGTGAGTTCTACGGCGGGCTGGACTTAGGGCGGGTGCAGGATTATAGTGTGCTCGCGGTGATCGAGAAGGTGGAAAGGAGATATTTGCTAAGGCATCTTAAGATTTTCCCTCTCGGCACGGACTATACTGCGGTAATAGGGTATGTTAAAGCACTCTGCGACCGATGGCGCAGTTTCGCTAAGATCCGGGTTGATGCCACGAACCAGGATTATGTCGTTGAGGAAATGAAGAATGGCGGCATTGAGTGCGCGGAGGGTGTGCGGTTCACTCAGCCCCGTAAACAGGAGATGGCTACACTGCTGAAACAGCGCATGCTGAATGGGCAGTTCATGTATCCAAATCACACGTGGGAGCGCCCTTACCGTGGCGAGTTTGTCAGCGAATTGCATGTGGAGAGGTTTCAACTCAAAAAAGATGGCACATTAATGTTCAGCCACCCGCAGAGCCAGCACGATGATGTTTTCTGGGCTACCGCGCTGGCGCTTTACGCTACGGTTGAGATGACGCCGGAGCCGGTTTTGGAAATAATTTCGAGGTAAAAATTATGGTGTTCACGGAAACTAGGCCGGTTATTCCGCCGGGTGTCAGCTCTGCGGGCGGGGATGTTGCTAATTATGCGGAGCAGCTCAGAATTTTGAAGGGTTTACACTGTAAGCATTTTAAAATCTGGTTGGCGCTAGGTGAAGGCTTCACGTGGCAGGGGCAATACTTCTATTTTGATAAGCTTGACCCTTACAGGCAACCTTACGGTTACTTCAACTTTGACGACTTGTACTTTCAGGAAATTTTAAGATATTTGGATTATATTACTCCGCAACTTGTGGCTAAAAACTTCGAGCAGAATGGCTCATGGGTCCTGGGTGCTAGGGATAGAATAATTGCTGAGGCGAAGATGCTGGCGCATCAGCTGGCGCCTTACGTTGATCTGGGGAAATATGTTGAAATCATAATTTTCGTGGAGATTAACAATTATTACCCGCTGGGGCACGGCTTCATCGGGAACGTAACTGATTTTGTTAAATGTCAAGCCGACGCGATTAAGGCTGTTGATAGCAGAATAAAAACCGCGGTCGAAATGGCGTGGGGGATGGGTCCAGGGCAGCAGGCGCGGTTCGGCGGATCGGATTGGGATAACTGCAAAACTTATTTTGACACTTACCTCAAAGGTATAGGCTCCCTCGATGATGTCGTTTTCACGTTTTATCCAAACTACACTTTAAAGTGGAATGTTCCAGCGGATAGACAGCTGATAATCGACGACTTCACCGCCATCGTGAATTATATTCGCAATAGGGATAAAGGCACTTGGCTCAGCGAGTTCGGCAAGGCAGGCTATGAAGCAGACCGGTTGGGGTGGCTTGATCTAATTTACAATTACTGCGTCAAACCGAATAGCCTGCCTTTCTCCGTCTGGTTCCAGATCGCGGACATCGGACAGTACGGGCTTGTGAGGTAAAAATGAGTCAAATCTCTGATAAAGATAAAGGAATAAGGTTACACGACGAGACGACGTGGACTAAAGCGTTCCTCGAGAATTTGGAAGTTACGAAAACCTATTTCCAGTTGCGGTCCTATTGGATCACCTTTGAAAATGAAAAACGAGTCAATCATCCGCACGCGTTAAAGTTTAAAGTTAAAGCGAACGCGAAGGGAGAGGCGATCACCATTTTACGCCGTCGAAAATTAGGCGTAGATAAAAATAATCTACCTGTCTACGAGATTAACCCTCACATGACGGTCAAAGGGTTCGTTAAAAATTTAGAGGAAACATCAGATAAGGCGAGTCTGGTTTCCTCCAGAAAAAATTTGTTTCTAGTCCCAGTTGACTGTGATATCGATCTGGATAACAATTTCCACATTTTTTTTAAATCTGAACTTTGGAGGCCGCTCACATTGAATGTTTATAAATCTCACATCGAGATTGAAGGGGAAAAAGTAACCCATGGGTGATTTAACCGAGCAGACGGATCCCGTCCAGCTGGTGATGTACCATCTTGAAAAATGTTGGCTTCAAGATGTCGGATGGGGGACGCCGGCTTGGAAGGGGATGCCTCATATAACTTCTGAGGGTTACGATGATCAAAACGATAATCCGCAAATCGTTTTGACCGAGGAGTCCGCCCAGATATCGCCAGTCGGCGTTGGCTCTAACCTGCGACAGTTCACATGGAAAATAGCGTTGGAAGTCTGGGTTAAAGGGGACAAAGAGTTGAGGAACAAAATTTGCCAGAAAATCGATCAAATCATCGAGGGCAACCGTTTCAACGTGAACATACAATATCTGGGCGGTTACGGTTTCCTTGAAGATTGGAACGAGTGGCAGAGGGGCAGAGTCCCCGGCGTGAGGCAGATCATCCGGCTTCCGACATGCGAAGTTAAAGAGTTCAGCTACTACAATAAAGAGGCAAACAGTAATGCTGTTTTCACATTTGAAATTATCGACAAAGATGACAATGTGAAATGGAGCCTAACAAATCAGACTTTAGCTGCAGGCGTGAACACAAAAACCGTTAACACCTCGGTGGGCGCCGGATTTTACGCTTGCCAGGTGCGAACTGCAAACGCGAATTATAAACTGTACCCTGCGGTAGGCTATCCCGCCTTCGGCACCATGTGGCTTCTCAAGGACGATTTAACTACGTGGGTGCCATACGAGAAAACCGAGGAGTATCCGCTTTTAAGAACTAAACATGCTTGGCATCTTTACGTTAAAATTGACGAGAAAATGTACCAGAACCCATGGTATATTTCCGACTGGATCAATCTAGATGAGCTCACTCGTTTCCCCAGGCTGTACAGAAGCAGAATGCATCTTAAAATTATCGGATATTTAGAGGGAAGCGACGGCCTCTGGTAAATTTAGCAGTAACGAAACAAAAATTTTAGGAGGTAAAAAATATGTCTGTTGACGTAAGATTCAGCCGGCTGGACTATTATCGCCTCAGATGGTTCCCGTTCACCGAGGCGAACTTCGGAAACTCGCCGAATTATGCTACCGACACATCGCTTTGGCTAGGCATACCTGTGGAAGTTGCCATCATGAACGACCCGGAATTTGAGCCCCTGTGGGGTCTGGAGCCGGCTAGTGGAGGCGAAGGCGGAGACCCAGTCGCAATTCTAAGCCACAAAACCGTGGCGAAAGTGAAGTTCAACTGGTACCAGCAAACTTTAGCAGCGCCCTACCGATATTGGCAAAAGGATTTTCTGAAGAAACCTAGCGCGGACAACTACACGAACTTCTGGCTTAACTTTTGGGTGCACCGCGGCGACACTGAGTGTATGTCGTGGTTCTGGCGAGGCTGCAAACCGGACACAATAACAATCCGCGGAGAAGCTGCGGAGAACAAGCCGATCTTGTGGTCCGCGGAGTGTTTAGCGAAACTGTTCGAAACCGGGACATATCGTGGAACAAACAGTTTTCAATCAGCCAACCCGAATGCGCCTTGGCTGTGGAGCGATGTGCATCTGCAATCAAGCACCAACGGCACAGATTTTACGTTGATTCCTGAGGTTAAAAGTTTCGAGTGCACCTTGCGAAATCACCTTTACGCTAACTATACTTTTAACGTCAGCGGCTCAAAGGAGCTGATTTCACTGGACCCCACTAAATATGAGGCTAAACTGACTTTCAAAATGAACATGCGAAATATCTCATGGTACGATTACATGAAAAATCAAACGCAACTCTGGTTTAGAATAGCGTTTCCGGACAGCAAGTTGATAACGCTGAAAAAATGTAAGATCACCGCAAAGCCGTCGTTCAGCCCCGACATGGATCTGGCGCAGCTGCCTGTTGAGGTTACCGCGCAAGAGTGGGATCACAACTTCTAGGCGGCGATCGCTTTTGGTTGTTGAAGAAGCAGTGATCCGTGGGCGTAAAGTAAAATTTAGAACATGGACCTACGGCGACCTCCTGGAAGCTCGCAGACACAGCACAAAGTTCACGCAGACAGCCGACAAAACCGAGGCGCAGGTGGACCCTTGGGAGTTCAATGTCTGGCTTCTGGCAAAAACTGTAGTCGAATGGGATCTCAACATTCCGATCACGGTGGATGCTATCAAAAATACGGATGATCCTGAGATCATCGAGTTTTTCGAGGAAGCCATATCGTTTGCCCAAAAGCTTAACCGAATCACGAGGGCTGAACAAAAAAAATAGTTTCGGCTGTGACGCTTAACTGGGCGGAGCCGCTGCTCAGCGATGTAATTTTAAGCTTGCAAACAGGCTGGACTCCTGATCAGATCGCAAAATTGGATGCAAAATTTGTGGAGAAATTAATCTTGTACCTTAACTTGATCGGTGAAAAAAGCAAATCCGGGCGATCGTGTGCCTCAAACGGTTACCGTAAAATCTTCTCCAGCGAGGACGGTCTAATTGGTTGAAGCGGAGAATTTGGAAATCGTAATTTCCGCGCAGGATTACGCCAGCGAAACATTACGCGGCATATCAGGCGAGCTTCGAAGCCTCGGCAGAGCCTCCGTCATGATCGCAAGCAACTACGCCATGCTCACCAGAGAGTTCGGGGTTTCAATTCCCGTTCTTGACCGGGCGATGAGGGGCATTCAGGTCGCGGGGCAGATGCTTCGGATGTTCGGCGCCATAAGCACTATTGTTACAGCGTTGAAACGAGCAGACACCGTGGCAACACATCAGCAGGCTGCTGCCAATCTGGTTGCAGCCGGATCTAAAGGTCCTTTAATCGCTGCAAACACCGCGGAAACGGTTTCATGGTGGGCGTTGGCGAAAGCGAAAATCGCGTCGAACGTTTGGTTGGCGCCTGCGGCTTTAGCGGTTATTTTAGGAGCCATCGCCGCGATGGGCGCTGCGCCCAAGGCACATGAAGGAGCCTATGTGGCGCGTGGAGGTCTGGCTGAGCTGAAAACCGGCGAAACAGTGCTTAAGCCCGGCGCAGCGGCAAGCACCACGGTAATTTACAATATTGGAGACATCAACATTTCAGCTGGAAACATTAACACCCAGCTGGACTTTAAAAAAGCAGTTCAAGACGCGATCAAAGAAATGAACCGCAGAAATTTGCTTTTAACATAGTTTTCACGGTGGATTTCCAGTGTATCATATTGAAATTTACAAGAAAATCGCATGGATCGACGACGGCTCATTTTTAGACTATACCGCTGTTTTTCCCGGATCCACCCCTGCTGACTACCATTTGTGGGGCTCCTATCCTGACGGTCTTGTCGGCGATCTGGGGGAAGAGGCTGTAACCGAATCGGCCACAAGCGCCGGGGTGGGTTACCGGAAAAGTTTGGCATCCAAAAATATTCAAACTTCATTTTACCCTAAACTTCGAGCTAGACTGAAAGGCGGAGGCACGAACCCGCAGTACCGGATTTTAGTTGAATACACCCCGGAATCCGGGGGCGGCTCAACCGACTCGGGTTGGGCTGCTGCGCAGACTTCATTTTTCACGGTGACTTTAAATTTAACAGCAGCTAGAATAATCGACAAAATATCGATTTATGTAAAATCCACCGCGAACAGTTCAGCGGTACTGTCTTGGGATTACGTTCTAGTTTGCGATGCGGATCCCATTGTGCCCCTAAACGTTGAGGACATTGATGTTTATCTTGAACCGACAGTAGCCGCGGGCAAGTGGCAAATAAAACTGAGCAACAAGGATAATCAGTATGGCTCTGTGGCGGTGGGAGACTGGGTTTTCATTTATACTGCGGGAAAGGGTGAAGCTTTGGAGCAGAAACTGATTAAAGGGAAAGTGGCTAACCGAAATTTTGAGGGCGACCCGGATAATCCGCTGCTAATTTTGTCGGGGGAAGATCAGTCGGCCGTTCTCAAGGACCGCTGTTTTTCGAAAAGCTATAACGCGGATGTGCAGCCTACAACTGTCCTCGCTGACGCTTTAGCCGCGAAAGTTCCTGAGCTGACTTTTTACAATCCGGATGCTACAGACAACCTGATGCGTCCGGACATTAACGATGAGCGGATTTCCGATCTGATCAGAAAATTCGCTGGGGGATGCAAAAACACCGCGGGGCAACGGGGGTTTGAGGCCTACGTGGATCTGGGCGATAGATTACACTTCGAACAGATCGGCAAACATAGTTACAGCCTCCCGTTGGGGCCTGCGGATGTGAGTGAATATAGTTTCCAGGATTCGCTGGACGATGTGGTGAACGATGTGAAAGTGTTCTTCTTCGACGAGGAGCATGATCCTGGGGACAAGGACAATTGGACGGAGAACGCCACCGACTGGTACGATTTCCTGTCGGGCGCATGGGGAACTAACAGCACCTACGCCCGCGTGGGCGTGAACTGTGTAAGTTACGTTAAAGATAGCCCAGCTGTTTCGCAGTTTAAAGTGCGCCGGAAAGGGCTGGGGGAAATCTACTTTACAAAAAACCCTGTCGGCGTGAAGTCAAATCGGGTTTATAATACGCGGATAAGTTTTTGGCTTAAAAATAAATGTTTGAAGGCTAATGCGAATTTCGGCGTAACGAACTACGTAGGGCAATATTCTAATTATTATGGCTTCCGAAAGGACTTGACGCTTCCGCGAGGCTATTTCGCTTCACTACGTTTTTACTTGTACGGTGTAAGTGGGTCGGCGTGGACGGTTGAAGTGCAAGATGCAAACGGCAACACTCTTAAAAAAATAACCAACCTGACGCTGTCAACCGGTTGGAACGATATTCCGATCGGAATTTTCCTAGGAACCAGCGGCACCTACCGCGTGATGTATTACAGCGCGGTTGATAACGCTAACCAGGGAGCAGGTAGCTATGATGTCGGCGCGGACTACTGCCAAAGTCAGCCGGGTGTGTGGTCTGCCACAGGGTTCGGGAACGCCTCTATTTACTGCGTCGTCGCCGAGGATATTCTATATTCAATTAAAATCGCTTTATCTGATACTGTAAAAGAGGGCGCATACGATCCGGAGTGGGGAAACCGAATAGAGAAAACTATACTCTGGACAGATGACACATACAAAGTTGAGGAGTACTACACGGATTATGGAATTTTTAAACGCTTCGACATTCCGCTTTCCGACTTCACAACCGTCGGATATCCAAGCAATATCGTTAAACAGATAGAATTTGAGTTCACCAGCACAAGCGGAAATTTCGATACGATAGAAGTTTTTTTCGACGGGCTTCACTTTTACCATCCGCCCTGCTTCGGCCACGCGGTTGACAGCGACAGCGTAAACATGTACGGCAGAAGAGTAGGCAAATATTACGATTACACCATCGTTGAAACCATTTCAGGCGAAGGGCAAGATTCAGACGGAAACTACTACTTGTATGGTTCGCTGGCGCGGGATGTGGCGAGAGGCCTCTTAGCCTCACTCAAAAATCCGCTCAAAAAATTAACCGTCACGATTCCAAACGGGAAAGCCGCCTACCGATGCCCCGTGAAATACACAGTGACGACGCCGGCGAACTACGGCAACCTGAGCAGTGCGGTCATGTACGCGGTGAATGTAAGACATCACCTGTCTGTCGAACAAATTTACGAAGTGAAATTGACGTTGGCCGCCGCGGTCACCGGGACAGGGGACATCGACTGGAAAGTGCCGCCGCCTGCGAAAGAAATAATCGTAACCCATCCGCCTGACCCGATGCAGGTGCGATACGTCTCAGTTATGGGGTCCTAAAAATTTGAGCTTGACACTTGAGGTTAAAGGGGTAGACCGCGCCGCCGCACGGTTGGAGCATATAAGCGAAAGACTAGCCAGAGAAGTGGATGCGAAGGCGCAGGAGGCTGTCGAGCTCTGCACGCGCACCGCGCAGCTACTCGCGCCGGTTCGCACCGGTCGGCTTCGCGCCAACATCGATTGGGCTAAAAGCGCACCGCTACGCTACGTTATCTACAGCCGCGTAGAATATTCGGTTTTCGTTGAGTACGGAACGAGCAAAATGGCGGCGCAGCCGTTTATGCGTCCCGCCCTCCTTTTCGGCCGTGATCTTGTTAGGCGGCTGATGGCTGAGGCTGTAGCTGAAGCCTGTCACGGCTAA